CCCTGCGTAACCCCCGGCCGAAAGAACAGCACCCCCCGATGATGGGGGTTGCGTCTTTGTCTTCAATTTCTTCAACCTTTTCGCAGTCATTATGATAATGTCCAGGAAGTATTAGAAGTAATTGTATTAGATACAGCTGCGCCAGATGCTTCCAAGGTAATAGAAGCTTGACCAAACGCAAATGTCGGATCGCCTGCTGCCTGCTTAATAGCAATTTGTGCTGTCTGCCCACCACTTGCAGTCACTTTCAATGCAGCCGTCAGCTCGTTAATAGTCGTATTAGCTGCAATGTTTGTGAACTCAATGCTAAACGCATATTCAGCGGTAGCTCCGGGGTCACCCGTAATAGCAATACCATTTTTCGTAGAAGTACCTCCTGCGGTGTAGTTTTCCGGTAGGGTCAAATGTAATCCACCTTCAACAACATTAGGAGTATCACCATCATCAGTAAGTTCAAGCAACGCAAATGTCAATTTGGAAGAGTTTGATTTTCCATCAATGGTAATCGTACCCCCTGTTTTTGGAACAGAAGTTTCCGCACCATTGTCAAAACTCACAAACTCTGGCTTTGCTTTCTGAATAACGGTATAAGTCTTATTAGGGGAAACACCTGTAGCGATTCCCGTCACGGTAGTGGTACGTTGTGTACGCCCTGTATGCACCGTACCTGTGTTTTGAATTGTTGCATTTCCATTACCCGACATCGGGGCAACGGTCAACCATGCTGCTTTTGCCATCTTGTTTTTTTTTTTAATGAAACAAAAATTATCGTAAACAAAAGTACAATTTAAACCCGTTCCAGCCTATTCAAGCGTCCATTGAATATCTGAACGGGCTGTTATCTCTTGTTCGCCCTTATTAGATATTTCGTTGAGCCATACGTGACTAGAGCCAAACACAAAAGGATCATTCCCCCCGATAGAAAGCACCCAATCTGTATTGGAAAATACATAATTAAGTCCTTCAGGTTTATCGTCTTCCAGCCAAACATAAGGGCGTGAAAACATAAAATATTTGTCTGGAGTGGGTGGATTCCAATTTGGATCGCTCCCAACAGGAATAGCAGGCATAATAATAAAATCTCTCACCAATCTTGGTCTAATTATAGAAGCAAACCTGTCAATTTCTGCAATCTGCATTTCTACATTCTTGATCAAAATTGGCGTAGGAAATAATTTATTTTCTGCTAATAGCTCAGTAGTGTTGAATTCAAACCTCAAAAATTCCTCTTCTAATGTATTACGTGCCCCAACCAATAAAGTGTAAAGAACCTCACCTATTAAGACGCTTTCTAGGCTATTATCGCTGAAACACATAAGATTTATTTTTGAGGAGGATGGTTGCCTAAACCCTTCTCTTTGAAATTCGGGATTTCCATAAATGTCCTCAGTGGGCAACCCATAACCACCAATAGGAGCATCCTGAAACTGTTCCCGTCCGGGTTCACGTATAACGATGCAAGGCAAATGACTTTTATCAAGAGGATACTCCAATACCGTTTGTATTTTACGAGGACTTGTGTTGCGTCTCAAAAATATTTCTTTTGCCTTTTGGTAAAAGTCAAAATTTTTATCACGCACCCCATAAAACATATGATAAAGAAGTGTCTCCTCTTCTGGCACGGCTTCATAATCCTGTTGCACGTATTTTAATAAACCGTCAACTATCTGTCTTATTCTTGCTATTAATATCATTTTAAATCTGACTTAAAAATTTATCTATCGCCATACTAGCAACCGTTTCGATTTGCGCCTGTTCAAGAGCTTTATCCATGAACTTTCTTGGCTCAAATCCGGGATGTATCCAACTAAGTGGATCACTTGTATTGCTTACCCGTCTAAATGTAAAATAACCGCTTCTATTCTCAGTCTCAGTGGAAGCAATATTCAGCTTCACTAAGCCCTCATATTTAGGCGATTTATGAGTATAGGAAGGTATTACCCCTGTAGCGGTAGTAATAGCCGCCCTCTGCCCTAATTGAGCATACTGTGGAGGAAGCTGAGCTTTCTTTACAGGTACTCCATTGTTTTGTTTCGCTATATTATAAATCTCTTTAGGTAAAACCGATTGAAAAATACCGCTTTCTGCTATGGCATCCGGTGTGGCATGCCGGAAAGGAATAGTTAAATACCATCCCCCGTCCATTTTTACTTTTCGCTTGTTAGAAGCCTCAAATCCGGGCTTTTCATCATAGGCATCCTTACCCTCTTCTAAAGCTAGTGCCAAGCCATCCTCTCCGGCTTGTAAGCCAAAAATCACCTCAGTCGGGCTAACACGATCTACATACATTGCACGTTTGTACAACTTTCTAGTCTGTCTTAACCCATCGTTTACAAGATTTTCCCATTTACTAACATATTCTGTCACGATAGAACTTATTATGTTAGCTCCGAGTTCATTGGCTTGTTCACCCGTTAAGGCAAATTCCTCAACAACTTCGCTTAAATCAAGGTGTATTGGGATCATAGTCATTAAATATTAAGCCGCTTCCATCAAAATTGGGACGCTGCATATCTATTAAATGAGTGCGCCTACCTACACCCTGAACAGGCAATTTAATAACCTCTAAAGCTCCAGTCTGTTTATTTGCCTGCATGGATGCACGAATTTCGTGTGGCAAATCTATAATGTGATATTCTACCCTATGTTTGTATAGAAAAGAAACGCCCTGCCCGTCCAATACATTTCCAGGAAGAAATTTTACACAATAAGGATTGTCTGGCAAAATTTTGTACACGCTTGGATCAAGCTTAACTAATGGCTCAGTAGCACCCCGATATATAAAGACTGCCTCTATCTGTAATGGGGCATATGATAAAAAGACAGCAACTGTTTCTTCATCCATTTGACGACCTACTACCATTTCACTAAAAATGGCATACTCGTCCAACACCACTACCCTGTCAAGATAAGAAAGATAATTTTTATCTTCATCCCTGACAGTTATTGCAGCCGTACCCATCAATTCGGGAGCCCATTGAACATAATTAGTAATCCGGTTTAGCCCCGTAATTAACGCCCTTGTTTCTCGTGGATTAACATAAAAATAACCTGAACCATGACAATTTTGGCAATCTGGCATAGGTGCACCAGAAGCCCCCTGACAAGGGCATCTCACAGCCTTCTCGCACCTAATATCATAGGCATGCGACCATATTGCAGCATCAAAGTCCTTCGGTCTAAAATAGACCTGAGGCTGACCTAACATAGAAGGAGCCTGTGTGGGGTTATTAATTCTATCTTCCATCATAAGACGCCTATTTTTATCTCATCATAAACCAGCTTAATTCTCTTAACAGTTTCAGCAATTTCCTTCTGATATTGAATAATGCGTGCACCATATCCGGCATTTGTTGCCGAACTCGTAGAACTGATAGACTGACTAAGCCCATCAATTCCCAAGGATTGTGCCGCAATACCAGCCCCAAGAATAAGGTCACCAGCAATACCCAAAGGTCCGAAAGTCGCCAGCTTGCCCACAAGATTAATTAAATCCATTGGCATGTTGTTCAAATCAAACCCTGTAATGTATTGCAAATCCCAATAATCAGGAATCATTAAGAAATGCTGGCTACCCAATTGTGTCGTCAATCCGCTTAGTATTACTTCTGCATTTGCAGTAGCAACAGCCGTTCCAGTCGGCACAATAGATACACGTCTTTTGTACTGCCCATAGCTATTACGGGTATTCGTCAGCCATTGAGTGGGGTAGCTTATTTGTTCCAAACGATTAAACCTTCCTGTCAATGAAATAGGTTTATTAACCGGATAATTAGTAAACAAAATAGGAAAGGACTGCCAATAGTCAGCACGGTAAAATGTCAACTTTTCCAACGCAATAAACTGATAACGCAACTTTAAGTTGAAATAGTTTTCCACTTCTTGCTGCGCTGCTTGTATGTAGAAGCGCATACTTTCGGGGCTGAAACTTGTGCCGTCTCCGCCTTGTATTTTAATCCCATACAAGTATATCGTAAAAATTTCTGTAGGGCTCAAAATCATCCCTTCATTTTTATGATATTTCAGTGTAAGCGTTAATTGTCCCATAACGGTTTATTCTCCTTTAGATTGTTCTATAATAAAATCAATCATGTCCTGCTTTTTACCAGCAGCTACAGAAGTCATATCAATGGCGGCTTCCTTAGCAAAATCCATGATTTGTACTTTGGTCATCAATTCCAACTCTGCCCGTAGCTTTTCTTCCTCTGTCAGCTCGGGTGCGGGCTGTTCGGTTACAACAGGTGCATTTTGCTGTGCCCCACCCGTTCCGACTTCTTTGACACGTAAATCATGCTCCTTTTGGTACTCAGCCTTCCATGCAGCAACATCTTTTTGCATTTGTTTTACCTGTTCTTCCAAAGCCGTTTTGATGTTGGTAAGTCTTTCCAATTCTTTTTTGTAAAAGTCTTCACGATCTTTTGCATCTGATTGCAAAGCCACTTCACGGGGAGTTTGAAAAGCAGGCTGTTTACCTTCCTCAAACAAGTTAGGAAGCCCAAGTTTCAAAGCATCTTCACCAAACTTGTCTTCTACTTCTGCAATACAATTTACGAACTTCACTTTTTCGCCATTGATCACCACAACACGTGTGCCGACGCCATGATAAAATAATTTCATAATTCTTTAATATTTTGGTTATAAAATAAAAACGGGGAATAGGGCTAACCCCACACCCCGTTTCTTTAATTATACGTTTTTAGGTTACACAGTCGGTAAACCAATCTTACCAATGTTGATGATACGAGCAATTTTTCCTGGCTGATACAATACGGGTGAACCGTAGTTCAATACAGAGAACGAACGACGAGGACCAACAATAGCATAGTCAAGTTTCATTGTACCTCCAAGTTCCAAATACTCATTTATCTCGCTGCCATTAAAGTAAACGAGAGCAGATTTTGTGCCTGCAACCCAACGGTTACGATCTCTTACAGTACCTTCGGCTGCGCCATCCCATCCAGCAGCAAGTTCAGTCTTGCTAACTTCGAAAATAGGATAGAACTGAGCTACATCCTTAGCAATCGGATTTACTTCAGTACGATAAATAACATAACAAGTTTCCGGATAAGCAGAAGAGCCAGCACCCTTGAATTTCAAATCTACTGACTGAGTTGCGCCAACTGCCAAAACGTCAGCTGTCAACAGAGTAGGTTCTGATTCGCCATAACGATTCTTAGCTGTTACCGCATACAGGTAATTACCTGCATGTACAGTACCGAATTGACCCTTAGCATCTACCAAAGTAGCAGCCGGAGTTGTTGTGTCAGCAATAGGAGCGTTCGGTGCTTTATCGTGAGTTTTGGTTTTGTTCAACAGAATTGCTTCTGCCCAATCGAAAAATTTGTCAGCTTTCACAGCAACTTTACCAAACTGAGTTTGAATAGAATCAACTGACTGACCCATTGTTGCGCCTGTTACGCCACCAGCCATACCAACAACTACACGTTTGCTTTCGTGGAACAACTTAACGTAGTTGTTAAATACGATAGGAGCGGAAACAATCCGGTCAATATAACCGTTTCGGTCATTTACAACAGCCTGAGCAGCATTTTCAACCAAAGCATCGTTCAATACAGAACCGTTTGCATTGATTACGGCAACGTCGGCGAAGTAAGCGTCCAACACCTGTTCAGATGTCTTACCAAGCAGACCGCCTGTAATGTCATTAATGCCTTCTACGTGCTGTGCCCACACACCGTCAAACTCTTCAGGCACTTTCTGTTTGTTTGCAGTAATAACTGTCTTGTCAAGAAGTGTCTGCAACAGGATAGTTTTGTTTTCAACTTCCTTTGTATACAGGCTTCCAACTACAGTTTTCACAATCATACCCGGATGAGTTACCTGTCCAGTCAAACCGGAAAACGCAACTACGATAGATTTACGTCTGTAAACAGAATCGGTTTCAGTCGGGGTTTCTCCTTCAGCGTTGAAGATGCCCACGTTTTCGCCATACTTATACAATTGGTTGTACTGATGTACAGTGTTTTCGATTCGTTGACGGGGCAACTCGTTCCAGAACACCAACTGATCCAAACGGTTTTCTAAGTTTTTCAGTACATAATCCAAACTCTCAGGTTTCAAACCTCCACCATTATTGAGCTGATTATCATACTGCATTCCGGTCATAAGACCAGCTTCCATCGCTTTCAAAATTTCGTCAGCGGTCATGCTTTCCAACGGGTCGTTACCCTGTTGTCCTTGATAATTAAATAAATCCATATTATTTTCTGTCTTAAAAGTTTTACTTACAAAATTATTTCACGAGACGTACTTTTTTGTTAGTGTACAGGTACTGAGCAACATTTTCACCGATTGCACCACCTACGGGATCAAGAACATAAGACATTGCACCATCATTCAAAGATTTTTGAATATCTTTGTCTGGTTCTTCAGCAATGGATTTTAAAATCAATTCGCGTACCACTGCACGGTCACGAGATGCACTTAAAGCAACATGTCCTTCTTCGTCTTTTACACCTCCACCATGTTCAATGCTTTTTTCAATGATCGCCTTGCTCAAACCAGCTGTTTTAAAGCTAGGGGCAGCATCACCGAAAGCCTGAATAGCCATGCGCATTCCACTGATGGATTTTTCAATTCTATCCGCAAAAGCTTCCAAAGCAGGTTCCAACGTTTTTTCAACAATAGCCGGAATAGATTTTGCAAACTCATCGTTTGTGGCATTTACTGCTCCCAACAATTCGTCAGACAAAGATTTGTAAAAAACATCTAAACCTAAAGATTTTGCAAGTTCGTCGGTCTTTTTGTCACCGCCACCCATGTCACAATCTTTTTTGCCTTTGCCTTTTTCAAAATCTTTTTCGTCATCGTCGTCTTCGTCCTCAATCTTTTTCTTTTCTTTCTTTTCGTCCTTTTCCTGCTTTTTGTCACGCTTTTCGCCCACATTATCGCCAGCACCTTCACCGTGATCGTCTGGACCATACTGTGTAGACTTTGCCAAATCAATGGAGCCTTTAGCAATCCACTCGGCTACGGTTTCTTCTGAAAAACCACTTTCAACGAGTGATTTAACCAGAGAATCTTCTTTTTGTTCTTCAGTTAATACATACATAATCTTCAATTTTTCTTGGTTAAAATTATAACTTAATTTCTTTTCCTAAAAATGTTCTTTCAAATCATTTCCTCAGTAATTTTAAATTTGGAATCAATTACGATCCTTTTGTTACCGATAACTTTTTCAAACATAATTGCTTTATTCAGTTTACTTTTGATAAGCCCATCTGTAGGTATGAAATCTTGCTGTTGAACTCCCTTTACAAAATCCAAATAAGAATTAAAATTAACGGGTGTGAATGTCAATGCAATATTGTTGATAATAGCTTTAGTAATATGCTTCTCATTTTTGGGATCTCTTTCAAGTGCTTTTCCTTCAATGGACATCCCAGGACGCCTTGTACTGCCACTCATTTTCATTTCAATACACTTGTCCCAAAAAGCACGGGCTTCAGGGCTTTCTGACCAAAGTTTACCTTTTACCCAAAACTTGTTATCTACAATTTTTCCGTCCAAAGGCTCACCAATCCAGAAACGGCTTTTTAACTCTTTAGCACGTACCGTCAGGTGATCAAGGTTAAAAAGCCCATGCCGCAAAAAGTAATCAATGATAAAGCCATTCGGCTCCATGCTATCCCCTTGATAATCTTCGCTGTTGTCGCTAGCTATACCTTCAAATACCATATTTTCGTATCTGCGGTCGTCCCCTCTTTCATATTGGGTAGCCTCTTCAGCTTTCATCAAATCAATAGGAAGCCAAAAGTTAAAATCATTTGGGGCTTTCTTTTTCATTTCTTACATTTTAATTTCTGGACAAAAATACAAATCTTTTCAAAGAGGCACAAACACAGCGTCACCAACATAATCGGTTCCGTTTTCGTTTGCTAACATAAATTCCTCGTGTGGTGTTCGTATTTTCATTGAACCATTTAACAAGCCAAGTTTCATTCTGTCAAGGAGTTGACGCATGTTTACCTCATCGCCTGCGTACAAAATTTCTACCTCTGTCAAACGATTGTTTTCTGGATTAGACTTATAAACCAAATCATGAATAACCAAAGGTTGCTCAAACTTCATATCCGTTCCCATTGTTATACGGGTGCAACCGCTTACAGCTTTCATCACTTGTTCCATGCTTCTTCTTGGGTCACGAAGCGGTACAATAGCCTTATGAGTTGGAGCTGGGGTAGCAATAGTTTTTGTATCGCCATCCATGCTTTCAGGCAAAAGTGGTTTAGCTGCCTCGGTGTCTAATGCCTTTTTAATGATCTGATTAAATGCTGGAACAAATACTTCTGGAGTGATACGCCCTTCGTCCAGTGCCTTTAATAAAGGCTCTAACTTTATCTCCTGATCAGGATTCATAAGAAATTTCATTATATTTTCACCTTGATCAAAAATAAATGGTCTTAAAGGAATTGTACCCACATCAACATATTCATGATAGCAATGCTCAGTAGCATCGCATGTAACAGGCTGCGTCTCATCCACCATTACTTGATAATATTTAATATGAGCATCTTCGCTTTTATACTCTCCCAATTCTTTAACCCCTGCTTCGGTAATAGGATCAAGGTTTGTTTCTTCCTTTAATTCCCGCAAAGCAGCCGTCTTAAAGTCCTCTCCTGGATCAACATGCCCTCCTGGAATACAAACTGTTCCGTTAGGAGTGAAATCAGTTACACGATGCAAAATAAGAAGCTGTCCCTGCTTATTAAAAGCAAGCACATCGGCATACTTTGTCGGCTCACCAGAAACTGACTTTAAAATGTCAAAATAAACACTTTTGGAAATTGTGCCATCTTTGTATCGCTGGGTAGCAGTATCCAACAAATCAATGTCTTTACATGCCTTACCAACGGTTTCATCGTTACGCAATTTTTCCAAAGATTTTAAAATCTTTGTGCGTTCGTTACAAGCTGCGGCAACTTCCTTTTGGTGGCTGGTCAAAAAAGAACTATACCTAGCAAATGTTTCCTGCCGCTTGCTTTCGGGCACTGTAGCAATGTCATCTATGATAGATTTTTGTATCATAAACTTATCCGTCAATTCTTGTCCCATCATATCAAGTTTTCCAAGTTGCTCTTTAAGCCCCTTGTATTCCTCAATTTTTTCTTGGGCTGATTGAAGCCCTAATAACTTTTTCAGGTTCATACTAAATATTCTTTATTTCCAATTGTTATTTTTACTTTGCTTTTTCTTTCCACTTGAGGAGTATAATTCTTAGGAGGCTCGAATTTTCCAGTTTCTTCATTCCATTCGTAACCTTTAGGCAAATAGCGCAAATCGCAACGGCAAAACGGGTGTACTGGATGAATGGTGGCTTTCCATTCCTTAACCTTAACTCCATAATTAGTACCATTGGCTAACAGCGTTGAAAGCTTAAAAACTCGTGGTTTGCTACCGATTCCATTAGTAAGAAACAACCTAATACAATGCTTACAAGCTCCGGGAAATACATCAAAATAAACCAAAGGATCAGGCTCCAATGTCATCATATATTGGGCTTGCCCCATATTATATACATCCTGACATTCAGTTTCCACTATACGCCCCCAATCCCTTTGCCAATCATTCATCTGATTAGCAATATTAGATGTTATTTTCTTAACTGTGCGTTTTTCAAGCGTACCATCAGCTATTTCTTTAGCTAACACTTCTTCGCCCTTGCGCCTTGCGGCATCTTGAGCAGCCAAATAATTTATTTCTTCAGCGTCAACAGAAGCCCGTACATCGTTCTTAAGCCGTTCTCCCAACCCCTTTATATGAGTATAGGTTTTCTTTGCGGCTATGCGATAAAAAGCCATTTCCCTCGTATTAGGAGCAAATAAGCCCATATTTGCCAGAAACTTCTCAAAATCAACATAACTCATTGACCTAGATGCTTGCGTTCCAATTGCAGCCGATACACGACCAAATAGAAAGGCTTGGTAATGCGACGGAAACTTGGGTATCAGTTTAACCAAGTCCACGCCTTTATTCTTAAGCAATGTCAAGTCAGCTTGCGTTAAATAGTCCTTGCCTAGTGTTTCCGCAACCATTTTTGCCACTGCTGTATCAATTACCCCTAGTATCTTCTTTATGTCTTCTTCTGTAAACAGCATTATTTCTTCTCCTTAGTAATTTGCACCATTTCTTCCACCAATTCTCCAAACAGTCTGACAGCCGAAAATGAATTTTTAGCCTTATTTTCGTATTTCAGCTGAATGTTGGGATAACGCAACGGATCAACATGATGTTTTATTCTAGGTGAAACGGCTCTCTCCATATTACTTCTTTCTGCTTAATTGCCTATCAATAAATTCTAAAGCCGTTCCAAGAATTGGATTTCCATTAATGGATTTTTCCATTAAAAGATTGTCAATATCCTTGTCAGCGTCTGTTTTATCCTCTTCAGCAATACCATTCATATAATCGCCACCCATCATTTTAGCACTTTGTGCTGTTTGATAAACACTGTTTAAAATGGTATCCTTATCAGGATCAAATGGTCTTCCACTGTATTTTTCAAACATATCTTCAAGGCACACAAAACCGTTCTGAATTTTCTGAGCATCCAGCTTAACTTGTTTTTCTTCATCCTCAATTTCAATCCCTGTAAATACAAGCTCCAGACGATCATCAATTTCACTGATTATATACTTATTCAGTATATTCTGGTAAAATACCAATAATGGTGTTAAACCTTTCTGTTTAGAATGTTCTAGACGTTCTCTTTGTCCATCCTGACCGAATACACGGGCAGCATCCTCAAATTGAAAACCTAATTCGCTAGGATCCATGCGATATACTGCGCATACAATAACCAATAGGAATTTTACCCATTCAGTAAATTCCATATCACGATTATTCTTATGCAAATCAATCCATTCAAGGTCTATGCCCTGCACAACAGGTATCTTATGCGAATTATAAACGGTGGACATTGTTTGTTTCCAATCCTGTCTAAACTCGTTTAGAGTTCCTTGGTCAATGTTACCATTCTTCACATTGATAAACCCCTTTGGCTGACTACCCTGCTTAAAGAAATTTCCATTGTATTGCATGCCCCAAAGAATCCATGTAACAATTTCAACCAATGTTTCAAGTTCACTACATCCGTAGCCATTCTTTAGCACATTCGTAGTTTTGTTACGTATACCGTAACCAAGCTCCCAAGGATAAAAGGCAACATATTCCCCTGTAACAGGGTGGCGAATAATTTGACCGTCCCAGACCATTCCGTAGCGAGGCAAATATCCATGCCATCTAAACTGCTCAAACATCTGTTGATAACGTGGGTCATTGGTGTCAAGTTGCCTTATCATCGCACTATCAACAGCACGAAATTTCTTAAGTTTTAAATTACGACTACGCACTATTTCAAAACACATCTGGTCTAGGCGCAAACTGTCATTCAGCACTTTACGGGTAAACTCTTGAAAATTGTCCTCACATTCCCACTTTTCATTCTCCCCGCCCTCTTCCAAGAACTTAACAATATAGTCAACGATTTTCTTGTCTTTTTCACTAAGTTCTTTCTTATCTTTATCACCTACCGATCCAGGAGATTGTTTATATCTAATCTGATATCCGGGTTTTTGGTCATCATTACTGTACTTTAGAAAGTTTTGCACCTGCTCAATACGAGTGTTGATAACTGATTTAATGATAAAGATATCGCCCATACGATTGAGCGTATTAAACGAAAATCCTGTAGCAGGATCACGATATCCTTTACCATTGAAACCAATTTCGGAAGGATTCCAAAGAATTGATTTAATTTCAGGCTCGGGAAGTTTACGTCCGTTCTTCTGTGAAGCAATAAAGGACTGTGCCTTTAGTACCTCCTCAAAATTTTCAGAGTTAAGCCCCTTTTGCAGTCTGTTCCTCAAAGCAATAGGAGCAGCAGCTGACATGACTTGTAACTCTTGTAATGTAAGACCGTCTAAAGCAGTTAAGGGATCACTCATTTGTGATCCCTGTTGTTGCCTTTTAGGTCCGCGACGTTTCCCTCGGTTCCCCATAATTAAATCGTGTTAGGTGTGACAAATACTTTTGCGTCGTAGGTACGATTATCGTAAATAATGCGCATCTTAAACCAAGTAACGGCTTTCGGATCGTAAATAGTCAAATCCCTTACAACTTCGAACATAATATAGCTCATCGCCTTTGAAGTCAGCGTTTTGCCATCTTCACTTACTGTACCGACACTTTCCGGAATATTTGAGAAAGACAAACGGCTATCATTTGCCCACAATTGCACTTGATATTCATCATCAGTCGCCCCTTGCTTTTCAAATTTAGCTACCAGCCAAGGAAGACTATCTTTGCTATCAGCATACGGGCATTGTTCAACATAACTAGCTGGCACGACAGCATTGTATGTTGCTTCATTGTAAGCAACACCCAGCTGAAGACCAAAAATAGTACCTTTTGGTTCCGGTTCCCCACCTGTAAAATCGGCACTTTCGTCAATGATAAGATTGCCCTGTTCGTAACATTCCACCTTACATTCACATCTTTTAGCTGCATTCAACATCTCCGGAATGCTTACTGTATCACCCATCTTAAAAGCTAAACCAGCGTGCACAAGCCCACCGTAATTTTCACCGATAAGACCAGTCACCATAAAATTATTGATAGCTGCAAGACCATCAGTTTCAACGGTTACTGTTTCTTCACCTTTTGAATAAACATATTTCTTCATCTTTTCTATGTTTTAGTTCTACCTTATTAAACGGTACAAATGTATAATAAAAAGAACAAATTGAAAAGCTGTTAGTCCTCGTCGTCTTCTTCGTCAGAATTCGAACGCATCAATATTTCATGATTTTCTTCGTACGTGGCGTATCGGGCTTTGCCCAATTTATCAATCAGTACATAAATAGGACGTCCGACATTTATTTCACCTGTCACACCATCTGGAAAAGCAAAATAGACTATATAGTCTTTGTAGTTTTCCAACTTAGTCAATTTAAATCCTTCTATTCCTCCTAGAAACTTCGTGGCTATCGCCCGAGTTACTTCTTCTGTCATTTTACTCATAATGCATTGCGTAATCTTTAACAATATCTGGTTTAATAAGCAAATTATCTACTCTTAGTATGTAGCACATATATTTTGGGCTAACTTCATCCAATAATTGGATTATAGGTATCATCTTTCCAATTTGGGGGTCATAAAATGTTAAATTCCCATCAGCGTATCTTTCAGCAGTTATAATATGTCCAGAACTATCTTTGCCACACACCCACCCATAAGAAAAATTATAACGTCCAGGCTCTTTTGTGGCAGCTAAAATATTTTTACGCAAATCAGACTTTGATTTTTTGCTTTTTCTAACTTTCATAATACGATTATCTGGAGCACAAGATATTTTCGTGGCTTCAGGTTGCTGTCCGGTTAACGGGTCTATCCATGCAAAGGTACTGTCAATAGACATTGCGTTTTGAGTAGGACTTGTTTTTGGTTTAGCACCCAAATCAAACCCTCTTAATCGTAATTCATGCACTACTACACACGTTTGACAGTTTACACGATAAAGGTCATCAGTAAAGAACTTTGGATTTCCACGACCTTGATTAGCTTCTTCAAAGCTCATCGGTTTACCCTGTTTTATCCCAACATTTTTGGAAATCTTCTTGTTATTTTCAGTAACTTGTTCTTTAAATTCTTTTGTGCGAACAGCAGATATATCTTTAGCAAGTACCCTATCTGTTACACTTTCCGAAACTATTTCAAATAACCTATCCAATTTTTCTAGATCAGAACTTGAAAAATTCTGCTTAGTGCGTATATCCATATCCATAGATAAAAACAGTCTTATTTTATCCATAAGAGCTTTAGGAGACTTGGTAAATTTATCAATACGCATAAACCTATTTGCATCCCCAGGATATTGAACCATATATTCTTCTTCCCCATCTATCTTGCTCACTTCGGTTCCTGGAAATAATGCAGCAGCCATTTCAGCCACTTCTTTAGGCTTAGTAAAATCTACCTCCTTAGGCTTTGTTTCCATAATATCTGCCCAGGATTCACGAATGCGGGTGTAAAGTTCATTAAAGGATTCGGGTTTCTTATGCTCCTTTTTAGGTCCCTCCTTTACGGGTTCTGTTTTGGGTGCAGGCTGTTCACCCTGTTTTTTCCTCATTTTTAGTCTCTTTGCTGCGTTTTGACAGTTCTCCCTTAACTTTCATTATAGAGTAAAGCAACTCCGCTCTTTGAGACTTCTTAATAGCTTCAAAGTTCTTGTTTAAATCATTCACAAGACCCTTCTCCATCTTCTTGAGGTTTTCCGTAGGAATGTTCCTAATGTTTGACCACTTTTCATCAACCCCCTTACGAACTTTGTCTGACAGGTATTTCTTCAGATTGATTTTCCCGCTGTTAGGAACGTCGTCAAACTTGACACGGGTATAGGTTTCAGGCTCTTCAGATTGAGCTTTATTTTCTTCCTCAGTAGATTCTTTGAGTACAGCCTTTTCTTTTTCCTCTGTTTTGCGACGCTTAATTTCGTCATTCACTAATCTAGAAATAATATTAGCAAAAGTATCTAGTTTAGTGAATTTCTCAAAGTTTTCCAAAGTATTTTTTAGCGTCAAATCTGTAGTCTGTTGCAACATTTCAGATATACGTTTTTCCACGTCTTCTGTATGTCTTCCGTCTTTGATCCGCCCTCTCAATATATTTCCTAATTCATTAATTTCTTTGCGAATTTCATCAAGAGTTGGCTTATTAGATTTAGAAGGCTCGTTTTCTTGTTTCTTGCTGCCATATTCTTGACCTACTCGGTGTAACCGCCTGTTCTTAGCATTGTCCTCATACCGACCGTAACGTGATTTTTCTATATCGTCCATATCTAATCAAAATTAAAGTGGCACTACAAAGATAAACATTTAAAACGAATATCCAAGATAATGCCACCGAAATTCTTAATTTATTTCCAATCTTCTGGCAATGTTGCTTCTTTGCCCATTTCTTTAGCCCGCTTCTTTATCCACCGTCTAGCGGCTGCGGGGTCTTTGGCTCTACCAACACTACGTATAGCATCTTTCAGGTCCTGTTCGTTACGAATAGGAAACGAACCATCAGGCATGGCTTCACCCTCTTTTGCAAGCTCTTTACGTTCCTTTTCTGGAAAGTAATGCTTATTCACGGATTTCATTATTAAATCTTCCATTATTGTTATATTTTAAAATAGTTGCTATAATTATCTATTTTTCTTTCTTGCCCTTTCACTATTAGTTTCCCCGCCATTTGCAACACGCACAAATTCTTCAATATTTTCTTTTAGCAAATCAAAGCCTGTGTAAGCATGCGTCTGGTCGGCTGTTTCAACGTAATACAACGGCTTGTGAGTATCCTCATCATATGTGCCACGGTTCACAATAGTGGCTTCGTGACCATCAATGGTAATTTTCTGATAGGCGGCATATTTATGAATATCCTCAACACTGTCTATTTTCAAAGGATTTCTCTTAGAACCCGGATGGGGCTCTTTTATCTTCTTTTTTTTTCTGCTTCTTCATGCAGTTTTTCATCACCCTTTATACCACCCAAACTTTCCTTCGTTTTGGCTTCACGCTTTTCAACTTCCTTTTTGTCTTCGTACTTGTCTTTCTTATCGCCCCCAGCACGTTCATGTAACTTTTCATCGCCTTTAATACCGCCTAAGCGTTCCTTTTCTTTGGCTTCACGACGCTCAACATTTTTCTTATCTTCATTATCACCGCCTTTCATCTTATTTTCAAGTTCTTTTCTTTTTGCGTATAGTTTTACAACTTTTTCATTAGAAAGCTTTGTTTTCCCAGCTGCAACCGCTGCAATTTCCCTATTCACTGCTGCAAGCTCTTTTTCGGTATCCATGTCTTTCTTTTCTGATTTATTACCGTATGGCTGACCAACACGATGTAGCCGACGGTTCTCGGAAGTGTCTGCATAACGACCTGTACGCATAGCTTTTACAATAGCATCGCCAACTTCTTCCACTACAAGCGATTTCAAAATATCAGAAGGAGCAGTATAAGCAGCCCCTACTCTGTTAAGCTTGCGGTTAGTAGGAGTATCCAAATACACACCCTCAATACCTTTAAGGATTGTGCCGTCCTCTGCCTGCTCCCATTTTACCTGTTCGGGTCGGTAGTAACGTACTACCTCTTTGCCGTTCTCATCGTGGCAAATAGACTTCTGCAGAAAGGCAATGTCAGCAGTAAAAATTTCCTTCTCCTCATTTGTCAACTCGTTGTTAATACTTTTGCGCAAACCATCTTTATAGTAAGCCGCAATTTCCTCTGCTGTAAACACTTCATAACCGTTTTCAGCCGCTACTTTTTCAAATGTAGCCAAAGACGCAAATTTGTCCATATCAATTCAATTTATTGTTTATTACACCATTCATAAATAGCACTTCTTTCATGTTCATCAGGAACTGCCCCTAATAGCACTACCCCATACATAGCAAACCTTGCAAAATATAAATTTTGTGAAGAACACCCAAACACAGGTGATTGACTATTATTTGTTGTGACCTCTGAAACTTCCTGACTAAATACATGCGCCACTCCTGCCAATGCAGAAGGCAACTGAGTATTATTTAGCACATTGTTAATGTACGTTTGACCGGAACTTCTACCCAAATAAGCATAAGCAGCAGTTCCATCTCCAGAATTATCCCCAAGCCATATAGCAAAAGTACTTGGATTATTCCCAGGAATACGCTGGTCGTACAAAACTCTTGAGGAAGAAAACCAATTAACTTTAGCTGCCAGACATTGCGCTCCGCTGGTCACACCGAAAATTTTACCATAGTCTTTAATGCCATCAAAATATAATCCAGATTCGTCGGTTCCCTGTTCAGTAATGGTAATATTGCATTCACTACCAGAAGGTTCCCCCTGAATACTCCATCCAACAAAAGTATTAGTAGAAGATTGTGCAACGGCTGGTAAATCATGTTTGCCATCATTAGTAACTGCAACAAAAGCGGTATTTGAGTAATAATATCTTAGTTGCCCACTTGTTAAAGAAGAAATTCCTTTTACTTCAACGGTATATCCATTTATTGATTTGTTGATTGCATTGGTTTCCAAGAAACGCCCACCTGAGCCAACCTTTGTGATCAAAATTTCATGGGGATTCACATCACATGTTGCACGTGCAGGCAAATAGTTATAGTCATTTGTAAAATTCATAACGTATTTTCCTATGCCACTTTCTGGAACGTAATCCATATCATACAACATAAGATGCTTTTTATGCCCTGTTACATCGGGTAGATAACCCAAAGATGATAATGCAAGATTATTAAAAAACTTTGGGCAATAAGCTGCAATAGGAGCCGAATAAAACCAAAAACCACTGGACGTAAATTGAATATCTTCTGTAACGGTTATGTCACTGCCAGCTTCAATATATCCATTGCAATACACGTTTTCCAACTGGAAAACTCCATCCATAATATTCACATAATTTTCAAAGTGAATTGTGGAACCAACCTTTATCTTGTCACCCCATGTTAATCTCTTACCGTCCTGAGTAAGAGTTACAAAAGCAGGATACGGCTGAGCTATGTCATTAAAGTTGATAAATTTATCAACCGGAGGTTCCGGTGACCCATGCCCTTTCCTAAACGGTATGCCAATTCCTACGCCTATCATGTTACCATCCAATGTTTAAAGTTGCCGTAGTCCCATTAGCGTAAACTTTGTCTACCAAATAGACCATCGGGTATCCAATGCTAGCAGACACTTCTGCCTCAGACAAAGTATAATCTTCAAAATTAGGAGCACCAGCCAAATGAACTTTAATTGTTCCAGCTGTCAAAGGAATTAATAAAAATCCTTCGGGCTGTTGGTTTTCGTCAGATTCAAATTTAGCAGCATCCAAATCTTCAGAAACTGCGCCCACCTCAAATGCTCTTTGTATCATTGTTGGATTAGGCAAACTTCCGGGATTAGCCAGAGTTGTTTTATACAGATAGCCAGAAACTTTTTGTGTAACTGTTTTCATATCTTTAAAGTTTTAGTTCAAAACAATTTTATCGGTGTAAAGATATGCAATAATTAGCAATTTCCTAAACGATTACTCTAAAACGGACCAACGGGGGCGATTAAGCCCCCAACGTCCCAAATACATGTCAATTGTCAATCACAAAAACTTAAAATCTCATAAAACAAATCTTAAAGCATAACATTCATTTCTTTTCGGAAATAGCCTGAACACGGGCTAAAGATGCCAGCTTGCACTGACTGCCCCAGATATGGCTCGTTGGATATTATACGTGTCAGCAACTTATCTTTAGGATGTCATATTTCTGTCAGTTTTGTCAGACCTCGCGTGTGCATGCGAAGTTGTGACTAGATTGCCTTTATACTCCCTATAGTGATAACTAGTATTCGCTCATTACGGTTAAATTAAAATTTAACCTTCATTCACTCATATATAAAAATAAAAAACAAAAAGCTATCGTAGATAGCTCAAAATAAAAAACAAAAAGCAAATCACCGATTTTCCTATCGTTTTCGTAAGATTTTTGGGAGAGACGTATATAGCCCAGTTTAAATCCCAAGGCAATGGCAGAAAGAGATAAGATATTCCGCACGCTTAATTTACAAGCAGAAATTGATAGGCTGCAAAAGCTCCTATTCGTTAAGGATCAGCAGATTAGAGAACTCCAACGTGAAGTGAATGATTACACTTTACGAGAGGAGCAACTAATTGCCGAACTGAAACGTATAACCTCAGAGCAGCCTGTTACGGTGCTATCTGGTCATAGCCCTGTACCTGCTGCAACCAAGGAAGAATTTCTTGATCCTAAATTAAATTTTCTGGCAGGGTTGAACCGAGCACCAAAACATACAGAAGGACTTGAAAAGAACTGGAGTGAAATGATGGTAGCCTATACAGATGAAATATTTCTGAATGAGGATACTCCCGATACCATTCTTTTAAGAGACGATGAAAACAGGTGGTACATAACTCCGTCCGGTCGGACTCGGTTACCCTTTCCTATTTCACAATCTGATTTGGATAACTTGAATATCCTACAGATTAGACCTGCTACTGACACAGAAGTAGACGATTTTATTGAGAAATATAATTTATAACTTTGCGGCAAAAGTTAAAGCTATGAAAGAAAAATTTAAAACAAAAACAAATCAAGGGCACGAACAACTTAGTGATCCTCTTGGCAATGACATTTATGTGGAAATTGGAAAGGATGATTTTCCTCTTTTTAATCCTAAAGGCAAAGTAGTTGCCTTCTTGGTTCACCTGTTACTTATTTTCTGGATGTTTCCTCAGAACCTCTTAGGGCTTCTATTTGCCATTGTAACAGGCTGGCGGTACTTGGGTACTGTTGGCGGTGCATTTTACTTTAGAAAGCCCGGAACGAGCAGTGTAACGCTCGGTTATTTTCTGTTTATATCTGATGCAGCTGAAAGAAGCATAAGCACAGCATCACATGAGTATGGTCATCACATTAATTCACGATGGTCAGGGTGGTTTTATCTGCTAATTATTGGACTACCAAGTGCTATCGCCTGTGCCACAGTTAAGGATCATGATAAATATTTAAGATTTTACCCCGAAAAATGGGCTGAAAAGTTTGGTCGCATGTATTTTCCTGTAGATGATTATAAGAAATTATTAAAGAAATTGGGTTTCTAAATTGTCTCTTATTTTTATAAATTTTCCATAGTATAAACATTAGAAGTCTGGCTTGTGAAAGTCGGACTTTTTTTTTGACATAAAATAAGGCTGTCCCTAGTATCACTACCTGAGACAGCCTGCTCTCCAAAATTTCACAAAACCATGTCAAATTCCTTAGCGTTTAAATTAAAAGTTTATTATTATGTAACAAAACCACACACCACAAATATAGTGTTTATATATCGAACTGCAAAGTCTTGCTCGTAATTCTGCAAAAGTCACCATCCGGTGACAAGCATATTACTTCTGTATGGTCTTCAAAATAAAACACAGTTAGTACGGGCATGCTTTGCCACCCCTTAACTAAAAAAGTACCACCACGATCGCCATTTATCCCTCTAAACGTATTTATTGGCACAGGTGCGTAGGTCGTTGCTTCTGCTGCAAAATTACCACCCCCTGAAATCATAGGATAAGGACAAACTAAAACCGTATCCAGTTTTTCCATCATTTTACGTTTAAAAATCAAGTAAGCGTTGAGAAGGGTTTCCTCTCCTACCTTTTCAACCCCATCTATTTTATACACATGACGAGTGTAATTACGAAGAGTTTGCAGTTCCCCTCTATCCAATTCTTCAAAATCTTTGATTAAGAGCAACTTAATCTTAATTTCTTTTTCTAAGTCTTCTTTCGTTTCCATAAAACCAAGATTTGATTGTTTTAAAATGTAAGGGTATATTAACCAAGAAAAATGCCAGCAGCCACAGACGACCTACAGCCAAGCTTCCTTCGAACCCCATTACTAACATGCAAAACGTACAGGCAAAATAGAAATTCTTTATACTGTACGGACTGCGTATACCTAGCCCTCCATAACTTTTTAAAAAGTCAGAAGCCGTTACCATATAGTCCAAATTACTATACCAATTACACATGTAAAAGCCAAATTCCCCCTCACAATTAAGTATTAGGAATCCTCCCTCGTGATTGTCACAAGATGGTATGCCGTGGCTATTTGGAATGTAACCAAATCTTTCCAGTAGTTTTGCACACTTATGTAATTCCTTACAGGTTCCGGTTATTACTAAAGGTCTCATATATTGCTTATTTATAAATACAAAGGTAACAATTAAAATGATAATCAAAAAGAAAGGGGCGGGGGGAAAAAAAAACCCCCCCCCCCCCCCTCAAAAAAAACAAACAACAAAATAAAACTCAAAAACTACAGCCAAACTCGTGGATACTCGTAATTCGTAGTTAAACACAAATACTTATCTTCACAGACTTTCTTTGTGGTTCTCTTTTTCCATAAGGTAAAAATTACTAGGACGCTTCCTAGCTTTCCTTAATAAAAAGGTGCTTACGTAAATTAATCTTACACTATGATCTTAATCATAGTTATATACGCATATCTAACATAAATCTATTTATCCTTTTATAGCTAAAGTAAAACGATCATACATGGCTTCCCAATTATCCTCAACAATTTTGCAAAGCTGGCTGAACGATTTGGGTTTACCCATATCAATTTTCTGGAAGCTGCCTATACCAAAAGCTCTTAATTTTGCGTCATAAAGTTCTAAATAAACCCCCTCATCAGTGATAAAACCTATCTGACGATTATACTTGTTTAAAATGGCGGCATAATTTGCCTCTTTTACTCCAGCTGCTGCTTTTACTGTTGTTTTAATTACCTGTACCATAGCTCGAAATCATTTTTAATTTGATAGGGCAAAGATAGGCAAATAATTTGGATATCCAAAGAAAAAGCGGGAATATTCCCGCTTTATTTTAGCTGAAATCCATTATTACAGCTTGGGTTAACGTCCCCGATATGCCTGATGGAGCAGTTACCCTATCTAATTCTTCTCCTGTCGTTGCATCATAAATGGCAATTATTCCCTGTCCACTGCTTACTCCAGTTACATAAAACTTGCCTTGTCCATCATAACAAACGTATTTAGGACGATAAGGGGTAGAAATATGAGTAACTTCTGTACAAGTTGGGAAATTGTTTCTGAGCAAGCACATTTTCTGACTTACCTCAGCAATCATCATTAGGGTGGTGTCACCTAATGCTACGCCAGACCATTGTGTGTAACGGGTTGAACCGACATCGGGTATTGTAAATTTAGGAAATGTTGCTCCACCGTCCGTACTGTATACGCCCAAATCAGCTTGATTTTCATATCCCACAGCACATACTATTCCATTTCGGCTGTCAATGCCGTATAATTCAAACTTAAAATTTTCGTTGTAGGGAAAAGTCGCTCCTTCATCTGTGCTAACTCTTATGTAAGCAGAAGTCAATAAAAATACTTTCCCATTGCTTATTGCAACACCCCTGCCTGTATCTCCTTTGCTATTGAAATTTACCCGTGTCCATGTAGAATTAGGCAAATCCATATGACCATAAAAGTTCGTTCCTACCCATTGGATATTTGCTGACACTGGAGCATGCCCCATTTGAATACAATCAACTGCTTTAGAATTGTTGTTTGTCCATGTCGCCCCATCGGTAGAAATAAAAGTTGTTCCATTGGAAGCCATAGCCACATTACATGGAGAACCCCCATTAGTGGCTGCTTGCACTCCATAAATTCCTTGGGAAATACCTAAATCAATGACGTTCATTGTTTTAGTACCAATAGAATACACCAAAATTTTTCCTGACCCATAAACCCCAGCAATAAGTACTCTCGAATCAGGCTTAGCATCTTGGTTCATTGTGACAGTTCTTGTTAAGCCCCCGCCCGCAATATTTACAGAGGTGCTACGGGCTGCACCTTCATTTTTAGACGCTGTTACGTTAATAGTAGCGTCTCCGCTTCCGGTATCCGGAGTGGCGGTGATAAAGTCTTTGTTCATAAAATTGCAATTTTAATTGTTACAGTACAAAAATACGTTTTAATGTGCTGTCAGAAACACATTAAATTCCAAAATCTGGCAGAATTTCCCCTTAAACATTTCAAAAATCTATAACAAGAACTGTCACAATGAACCAAGCAGCAGGAAAGATTAATTACAATGCTAATTGGTTTTTTATTTGCTTAAAATCCCCAGGAAGTACCCCGTGGAATGATTTTGTTGGGGCTTTAAAGTTCGATCCCGGAATGATTGGTGTTATGGATATAACAGCCAATCAAGGTACTTTCCCTGTTCAGCTAAATACTGATGTGAATACAATGGATGTTTCTGTTTATTGCACGGCTCCAGACGATGAAAGCCAAACGTTGGCAGTATTTTCTTTCGCTTCCACTAAAAATGCAAGTGGCACGCCAAGTATTATCTTTAAGCGGTGGGTTCAAACTCCAGACGTTATTGTATATAGCGGTACAGAACCAAATATTGAATTTAGAATAGATAACAGTAACCACGGGTTCCAAGTGGCAAACTTTCGTCAGAACCAATACACATTGTTAGGGTCGGTAACTCCTGGAATTTTGGAATATGACATCATAGAAGATGATACAGAAACTCCAATTTTTACTGGAAGAATGTCATTTACTATGGAATACAGTAACACGTAATTTATACGTCGCATACCGAATAACCAAACAGAGCCGAACTAATTGTCCGGCTCTTATTATATAATGGCATATAGAGGCTTAATTTTCGGGTTTACGCACTATTATATAATCTTCAAAGGGCGAATCCTTAAAAGGACGGGTGTCTTCAGGACTTTCGGGGCTGCTTAACTCACCAATAGCACTCCACATTCTACCATTTTGGTAAAATCCCGGTATCCATGTTTCACCCCCATCATTTCGTGATTCATCTTGCACCCGTACCCAATACATTTTGTGCGGTTCTTCGGGATGAAACACTGATGGGTCGGAATAACAGCCTGTCGGGTTGGCATTTATCAGCGTAATCCCCACAAGTTCCCAGCCAAATCGTTTCGTTTGTCTTTCAAACTCTTCTTTGAAATGGTTCACCAGCCATTCGTTTAAAACCAACGGTTTTCTTCTTATAAAAGAAATAATAATGTTATACATGTCATTAGGTTCAGAAGGGTCTTTTGTAGCCTTCATGAATTTTCCCTCATACACAAATGTATAATATTGCTCTTTGTTTTCTGTTTCAGGCTTAACGGTATCCAAAAAGGTAGTAGAGCAATCTGTCATTCCAGTGCCTGCTGCGAAAATAGAAGAGCTTACTTTAGAAGTTGAAGTAGGATATTCAAATTTAGGGAAGCGAGTACTGCTTGGGCAAAAAGCCATCAATAATTTAACATCTTTCGGTGTAACTCCCATATCTTTGAATTCCTTGCTGTTTTCTACAAGAGTGTAAAATATTTTCTCCATTAAGTTAGCGTCAACGTTTTCGTCCATAACGATAGGGGTTATGAATTTCATTGTGTTACCAAATGCTTTGTATGTAAAAACATAATTTACCTTCATAATTATTAAATTTTAATAGTATA